GTAAAGGACCTGTTGTAGTGTTAATTGGCAAACGTGACACAGGCAAGAGTTTTTTGGTGCGGGATTTACTTTATTATCAACAGGACATTCCTATCGGAACAGTTATCTCAGGGACTGAGGAGGGCAACGGTTTTTACGCGAAAATGGTGCCAAAATTATTTGTGCATCATGAATACAATACAGCCATCATTGAAAATATATTGAAACGACAACGCACTGTGTTGAAACAAATCAAGAAGGAAATCGAAACGTATAAACGAAGTACTATTGACGCGCGCGCATTTGTAATTTTGGATGATTGTTTGTATGACGCTACATGGACTCGAGATAAGATGATGCGACTTTTGTTCATGAACGGGAGACATTGGAAGGTCATGTTAATCATCACAATGCAATATCCCCTCGGCATACCACCCACGCTCAGGACAAATATAGATTATGTTTTTATTTTGCGTGAGAATTATATAGCGAATCGGAAGCGTATATACGAAAATTACGCTGGAATGTTTCCCACATTTGAGTCCTTTTGTCAGGTGATGGACCAATGTACCGAAAATTATGAGTGCTTGGTAATTAATAATAACTCAAAATCAAACAAGTTGCAAGACCAAGTGTTTTGGTACAAGGCGGATAACCATAATGACTTCAAACTTGGCTCAAAAGAGTTTTGGGAATTGTCCAAGAGCATGAATTCGGACGATGAAGATGAAAAGTATGACCCAGGCTCTGCGAAAAAACGCGGTTCAGGTCAAAAGATTACCATCAAAAAGGCGAATAAGTGGTAACAAAAGCGCTTTTATATTTAAAAACGCTTTTATAAAAGTCGCTTTTAAATAAATAACCGATACAATTACTTAAATAGTATCTTATAATAAATATATAATAAGATGCAAGAGTTAAATGTCGTAGAACTTATTGAAAAAAACCCCATCACAAAGCTTTCAAATACATATAATAGTAAATTATTGAATAAAATTAAAGAAAATTTCACTGGATTTGAACAACAATTATTTATTAGTAGCTTTTATTGTTACTTAAATTATGACAAAAATATGGATTTTATAGTAGACTTAGATCATGTATGGAAATGGTTAGGATTTAATCAAAAAATAGATTGTAAAAGATTAATTGAAAGATCCTTTAAATATGATACAGATTATAAAACCGCTTTGCAAGAAGAAAATGTTGCTTTGGAATTACCCAAAGCAACTTTGGAACACGATAAATGGGGTGGACATAATATTAAAAAAATATTTCTAACAATCAGATGTTTCAAGTCATTATGTTTAAAAGCACAGACAAAAAAAGCATCTGAGATTCATGAGTATTATATGAAATTAGAAGAAGTATTACAAGAAATTGTAGAAGAAGAAACTGATGAATTAAAATTACAACTAGAACAAAAAGACAATATTATTTTGGAAATAAAAGAAACTTCTGAAAAAGAAAAAGAAAAATTAAACAAAGAAAAACAAAAAGCAGTAGAACAGGCAATTATTGTTCAATTTCCTCTAAATACAGAATGCATTTATTTTGGCACCATTGATAATACAAACGAATCAAAAGAAAAATTAATTAAATTCGGTCATACCAATGATTTATCAACTAGAATATTAGACCATCGTAAAAAATATGATCATTTTGTTTTAGTCAACGCTTTTCGTGTTCAAAATAAAGTAGAGATAGAAAATCTAATAAAAAATTATCCAAAAATAAAAAGACAAATTCGTAGTATAGAAATTAATGGAAAAAACAAAACTGAAATTATTGCTTACGATCCAAATAATTTTACCATTGAAAAACTATCCAAATATATCAAAGACATTATTCATTCTAAAACATATAGTATAGATAACTTTAACAGAATCATAAAAGAAAACGAAGAATTAGAAAATGAAAATAGAAAATTAAAAGAACAATTTAAATCTCATCAGCTTTTGGTAGAAAAACAAGCGATTGAATTAAATGAATTTAGAGAGAAAATAGAAAATCAACAAAAAGTAATTGAATCTGTAAATCATGAGAATCAATCAGTTTATCAAAATGTTTTATTACCTGAAGATGAAGTTAATAAAAAATTCAATGATTTTGTAAATAGTATTTGTATTGTTCGTCCAGATGTAGAAGAATTATCTGTTAATTTAGAAGGTCGTTATCGTTTATGGTCACAAGTAAAACCTACAAAAGAAATGTTTCACTCTCTTAAAAATTATTTAGATACAAGATTCAAACCAAAACGTATTCAAAGGAATCATGGATATATAGGTATTAAATTAAAACCACTGGAATATAAAAAACATCAAGAAAATTCTATGGTTGAAACATTTATATTTCAAGTATGTAAATTTTCGGATTGTGGAAAAATTTTAAATTCTGTCTTATTAAGAGAATACCAAAAATGGAAAGTTTCAGTTGATAAAGAATTAACTGATAATGATATAAAAGAAATAAAAGAATACTTAAATTCTTCCCCTTATGCTCTTAAAGCAACGGTATGGACGGAAGATGGAAACAATGAAGGGTACTATGGAATTTCATTAAAACAATCTGATATCAAACCTAAGCTTATTTCATCCACAGGCAAAAAAGTATATAAGAGAGAAGAGAAAACAAACTTATTACTGGGAACATGGGATAGTATTGCAAAAGCAGCAGAATCAGAGAATATTTCCGCCTCTAAAATGAGTAGATTTGTTAAAAATAAAAATATAATAAATGATTATTATTATAGTGTTATTTAAATTATTTCAATATTATTTTTCTTAAATTATTCCAAAATTTTATTTGTAGCAAATGGTCCACTAATTAATTCACTCTGTCCATTATCTGTTTTTCCTACAACAATATTCTCTCCTTCAAATAATTCCATACATATATCCGCAGTAGAAATCGTTTCTTTTTTATTTAAAACAGATTCTTGGGTTGTATTATTGATTCCAATTAGATTTCCATTTTCATCTATGGTCTGAGTTAATGTATTTCCAGACTTTTCTGCATTTTTAATATTTTCTTCAATCGCCTTTTCTTTCGCTTCTTTAATACGTTGTTCAAAAGCTGATTTAGCATTGTATTCATTCTTCTTCTTCTCACTCATCAATTGATTCAATTCTTCTTCCAAATACTCCACACGCCCCGTTTTGTATGCTTCAGGATCCCATGGCATCCATAGACCAACTGGACCCACAAACACGTCATGATTTGGATCCATTTCTCTCAACATTTTACATCTTAATTCAGCTTCTTCAACAGTTGGATAAACTCCTCTAATTTTCAAACCCCGAGTGGAAGTCTGAAAATTATTAATGACATTAAAGGATTTATCTAACTCGTCTTCATTATTATCAATAAAAGTTTTGTAATCATCCGACATTCCTGATTTAGAAAGAAGTTCTTTTTCTTCTTTTACAAACTCTTTGAAATCATTGGAAAGATCATCAAATGAAACGTTGTATTTATAGGATATAAAATTTAGAAACTGAATAAACTTTTCCATGGATTTATTGAAATCCCATTTCTTTAGGAATTCTTCAAAAAAGAAAACCTCCTTTTGTTTTAAAATTTTTTCTGGGGAAACAAAAGATACACATACAAATTTTTGATTCGCGATAGGTTTATCTTCTTCCAATAAGTCAACATATTTAGGATTTTTTGATCCGTTCTTGGTTTTTTTTTCAAAATTTGTTTCACTCTTTCCGTTTTTAGATTTACTGATATCCATTTTAATTTAATAAATATTTAATTCTAAGTTTTTTATCGCAAATATATATATTTTTTTCTTATTTATTAATATAATGAACGGATTAATAAACGTTGGTGAACTTGTCAAAAGAATCATTAAGTATTTAGTAGAAGGTTTAATGGTAGCTATCGCTGCCTATGCCATACCTAAACGTTCTTTAAATGTAGAAGAAATCATTCTTATTTCATTAACTGCTGCTGCAACCTTCAGTATTTTAGATACCTATATTCCAAGTATGGGTGTAACTGCTAGATCAGGTGCTGGATTCGGTATTGGTGCAAACTTAGTTAAATTCCCAGGGGGATTCTAAATGATAAATCTGAATTAAAATAATATATTATAAAAATCTAATGATATAATATATTATGCGTAAAATGACAAATAGAAGACGTAAAACCCATAGAAAAAGTAGTAAACAATATCTTAGAAAAACTAGTAAAAAAAATAGTAATAGAAGAAAAACATATAAGAAAAAAATTGTCGGTGGTCAACGTTACGGAACAGGTGTCGGTTCTAATTGTTACGACCCAAATTTTTCTATTTTTAACACCAATTTATTGAAATTATTTCCATATAAAACAACATAAGAGAAACCTTAGACAGTTGTTATAAATTCCCAGTCTAATTCTGCACAAATTTTTTTCCAAACATTATCTTGTTCAATGCGTTTCTCTCTATCTTTTAACATTGGAAAATGTTCTAAATAGTGTGTTTCGCCAAGCAATTCACATAATTTATAGGCAGTATAATAATAATTTAAAAAATTCACTCTATCATCTGGACAAAATTTGGAATAAGGTGCTTGTAATTCCATAAAAAGATTACAAAGAGTTTCTTCTAATTCTGGAGACATCACTGGTGGTTTAATTCCTAATTTATCCTTTATAAATTGTATATGTTCATAATATTTATTATAACCCAATTTCTTTAAAATTTCCTTCGTTTTATGATTCGTAATTTGTGCCAATTCTATTCTCTCTTTCTTTACTTGTAACTTAATATTTTCAATAACATCATGAGGTATTTGTGTGGTTTCTTTTCCTTGAAATTGTGCCAAGATTTCTTTAAAATGATTGATTCTTTTATAAGCATAAAAACATACTTCTTTTGGTGGCTCCTTATAAGATGGTTTTTCATTTTCAATCAAATATAATAAACTTCTAGAACATGAGTTACAAATAACAATCCCTTCATCTTCCAAAGGAATCAATTCTCCCACATGACAATATTGACATATGTCTGACTGATAGACAAATGAATTAATATCTAAAAATGCATCATCAATATTCGTCAAATATTTTTGAACGTTATTATCAATCATTTTATCATTGTTATTATTGGATTCTTCGTTATCTTTTATTTTAAAAAAATTATTTACGATTTTATTTTTACTAGAAACTTGATTTGATGACATATTGGAAGATATG